TATGCTCAACCAGGGAATTTCCGGTTTTTTCCGGTTTTTCTGTGAAATACTGGTACCTGACACTTCTGTCATTAATGATGTTTTTGTCAATGGTTGTACTGAGTCCAAGGTCTTCAGTAATGGTCTTTTGAAAGGCATTACCGGGCATATTGCTGATCAAGTACTGGTCTTGAAATGTTGATTTTTCCCAGGATTTTATGGTTTCGTAGTACTTTTTTATCAACTCATCGACTTCGAATTCTAATGGCAATAGTAATTCGCATAACACTACCACATTCTTTTCTGTTAAGTCAGCTTGGTAACTTTTACCAGGTGCAACTATAATCAAGTTCTCGATGTGTTTTGTATTATTTTGTATAATTTTGCGAAAATTGGCAGAAAACGTGAATTCTACAAAAAGTGTTAAATCGTCTGACGAGTTTTTACCGATAAAGAATTTTTTCACTTGTTCAACTTTTCTAAAGTTTTTAGACCAAGTTGGTAACTCTAATGCGTGAACTAGGTCTTGGCAATTTAGGGCTATTTTTTCACTATGTTCCTTCAAAATCTTCAATAACAATTTTGATTGGCTTTCAGTAATAAAATAATGAGTACCCACTGCTGTTGCTAAACTTCGTAAAACTCGCGAGTCTCTACTGGGCATTATTTCTTCAATAGTGGGACCAGTAAAATTTACAATTTTAAGCAATAAGTGATCAACTGTTATCATATGTGTAGTATAGCATAGTTTTGTCTAATGTCAAACCTTTTAGACAAAAAAATAGGCCGTAAATATTTAAGGCCTATAGGTCACCTTTTGGTGGAATTGATTATATACTTGCGTCTTCCATACCTGCAATACGCAATTTTACAATATTAGTGATTTGCCATTGTTTCTGGTCAAGACCTTTGGTAATACCCAACCACTTGTTGCGAAGTAAAGCAAACTCGTTGATAATCTTTTCAAAGTCAACAACATCTGCTTCACCTTCCACAAACTTTTCACAATCACGACTGCTAAGAGCACGTTGATATGTTTCAAGGTATTTTCTAAAATGACTACTCTTTAATCTTCGCAATTCAATGTTCAGGTATTCCAAGATAGCCTCAATTTCTTGTAATTGTCCAAAGCGTTGTTCAACTACACCCGGAAGATCAGCCGCTGACTTTTCCAAGTTGCCAAAGATTTTTACTTCTCTCTTGGCTTCTTGTAATTCAGATTCAAAATGATCCACAGCATCCGGAATATTAGAAATATCCTTGGCTATCTTAGTATACCAACCCATTAAAAGTCCAATTCTGGTGTATCGTCTTCGTCTCCGAAGCCATCGTCATTGAGATAATATGCAATAGCTTGATCAAGTGTTTCATCAACACCCGTAGCTGCTTGCAATGCTTTGTCAGGTACTCCAAAATCTGCAAGTAGATCAATATAGCGTTCTGCTACTGTTTCTAATTGTTTCTTATCGAGATACTCGACAAAGTTTAACCAGATATCACCAATTTGTGTTTCATTCAACATCTTCTGTTTTCTCCTCAGGAATAGTAGGTGTAGATTTAAGATGATAATTATTCATTATCATATCTAATTTATCATCTTTCCATTCTTTTCGGTAGAATAAGTGTTCTTCTCCGGAGGTCGGGTCAACATACTTTAGTCTGTTGCCTTGTTGTGTCAGCAGTCCTTGTTTTTCAAAAAGATCTACAAGACCACTGTAAGGACTCATGCCTGTTGAATATGGGATTTCAATTTGCAATGACTCGAAAGGTTTTGCATAACGTGTTTTCATAATCTTGCAGGCAGCACGAATGCCATGTACTTCGCTTGTCTTAACACCATTTTCATCAGTCTTAAGTTTGAGTTTTTTCATAGCAACAACAATACTAGAAGCATAAACAAATCCTTGTCCACCACTAATTTTGTCATCTGGATCAAACATGTCTTGGCTTGCGTATGTGTGATTGGTACATACCATACCCACATTATAACTGCCAAACATATTAACACAATTACGAACTAAACTGGTAAGTGCTTTAGGTTTACGGCCCATGTCTCCCTTCATATCACCAGCTTCGAACTGGTTAATGTCAGTAGGGGTAAGCAACATACCCAATGAGTCTATGACAAATAAGACTTTAGGACGAGTCTCCATTGCTTTGTACTCTTTCATGAACTCACTGATGGTTTTAGCAACATCATCAATCATAGCCATGTTGAGTTTAAGCAATTTATCTTCACTTGTATCTACACCAAGTGCATGTAGCCATTTTTCGTCAAGTGCATTTTCGCTATCAATCAAGATAACATAGATACCTTGTTCCTGTGCATTTTTAACAATGTTTGCAGAACAAATGTAGCTCTTACCTGCACCAGATTCACCGGCAAACACAGTAACCTTGCCCAAAGGAATACCCTTGTGAAAGTCGCCACTAATAAGGGAATTCAAGGCATAATTGCCAGTGCCTACCCAGTCTGTAGGATCGTTAAATCCTACACCCAGACCGTCAATTGACTTAGTCAAGGTTTTTCTAAATTTCGATAAATCGAAGGCTTTTGTAGCCATAAGTTATTTCTCCTAATAAGATAACCCGGGCGTATGACTAAGTCACAGTGGCCCGAGTCGAACGTTTTACTTCTGACGATTACGAATCATTGCCAAGATGTCTTGGGCACGATTGTCACCGCCACTTGCATCAGCCGCTGGTGCTGGTGCAGGAGTAGCTTTTGCTACTGGAGCAGGTGTGTCATCTTCGTCATGGCTTACTGCTGGTGCAGGAGCCGCTCTAGGAGTAGATGTCTTTTGTGGATCACCAGTGTTCTGGCTCATGCCAGCTGGCTTGAAGTATTGACCCCAACGTTCCATATCATACGGCTCGCCATCAACTGATGCTTCAAACATTTCCTTCATAACCTTGAGCTCAACATCAGTTGGCTTTTTAGGCAAGAAGTCGCTCAAGTTAAACAAACCATGTTGTTTAATTGCCGCTTGTTCTGTATCGTTCAATGGACGCTCACGACGTGACCAAGTACTAGTAGAGTAGTCAGCGTAACCGCCTTTACTACCTTTCTTCATACGATAGTCAATACCGTGTACGTAATCTGTTGGCAAGTCTTCCAACTCTGGATCAACCAATGCCGCACGGATTGATGTAAAGATCTGAGGACCAATAATAAATCTACGGATTGGATTTGCTGGAGTTTCTTTTTCAGCAAGGCCGTCTTCAACAACGAATCCTTGGAAAATATAACTACGCTTTTTCCAGTACTTACGGCCCATGTCTTCCAATGCTGGGTCTTTGAACCACGCACGGACTTCTGACAAGATCGGGCATGTATTGCCTTCGCCATACATTTCTACGCATGGAACTTGTACTGTGATTTGTTTGCTTTCTGATTCACCTTTGATTCCAGCGAATGGCAATTTGATCATTGCACGTTCAACCCAGAAAAAAGTGTTATTGGCGTTACCATCTGGTAGGAAGCGGAGTGATGCTTCGTCGCCTTCTTTGAGATTCCAGAATGGATAAATGGAATTGTCTCCACCTGTTCTGTTACCGTCTGAACCTTTCGATTCTGCTGCCTTAAGTTTTGCTCTGATTTCTGCTAATGTAGCCATAGTATTTCTCCTGTTGTAAGCCTATGTTTTGCATTTCTGCTATTTTTATGTGCCTGTATTGCTTTAGAACCTACTAAAGCAAAAAACGCATACATGTTATTGTATACGTTTTTATTTATCTTTGCAAGAGAAATCTTGCTTAAATGTGGTTTAATTTCACCAATTATCTACGACCCAATGAAACTATTCTTGCCAAAGTTTGATCGTCTGCATATGTAACCGATTCTTTTAAACCATATCTCTTCATTTCGTCAGCAGTTAATTCCCTTGGTGGATTGCCTGTAGTGTAATACTTACCTCCAGCATCTCTTCGTACTGGCGGCACTACTGGTGCTTTATCAAACCGTTGATATTTGTCATCCGTTGGTTTAGTTTTTAACAAAGCCAAATTGGATTCTGCACTTCCTGCTTTATATTTTCCAGCACCTAACATTCTATCTACAAATGCTTGATCAAGTCTGTTTTGCTTGCTGATTCCCATTCTAGCTAACGCTTGACCGGTTGGCCCGTCACGTGGATCTACTGGTACTGCGGCAGGTGTTGAAACTTTTGCAGCTGAATCTGCCTGCGGCTCGTTCATGCGAGCCAGTGCTTGATTGAAGGCTGCGTCTGATGCTGCTGGTGAAAATGCAGGGCTAGCATCTGCCGCAGGTGCTGCCGCAGGTGTTGTTTGAGTTTTGTTAGCTAATCTTTGATCTGTTGGATTAGCCTCTGGTGCTACAGGTGGCAGATCTGTGCTGGCTATTGGTGCAGGAGGTGTAACTGGTGATGTCACTGCGGCTGGTGCTGCTGGCACTGTTATATTTTGCAATTCAGCTGGCATGGCTTGGCCAGCTTTCCAGCCACCTTTTCCATCATAAACTCCGCGAACTAACCCGGCTGGATTCACGGCAACTACTTGACCGTTGTGTGTGGCTAATCTTGTAACATCTTGCAATGCTGGCGTCATTTTATTAAGTGCTATGTTAGGATCAACACCTGGATCTCGAGTAATAGTTTCGTCATGACTACCAACCGGCCGAACTTCGCCTGCTTCTAAAATTAATTTTTCCCTTAGTGAATTGACACGCTTAGATAATTCTGCTTCTGTAATTTTTTTCATATTATTTAATTCCTGCAATCTTTAGCCATGATGCTAATTCGTTGTTTGATTCCATAGTGGTTTGTCCCACAACTGCTCCGGGTTTTTTAAGTGCGGCTGCACGTCTTGCCACATACTCAGGATTGTCAACTTGTAGTAAATTAGATTGATTACCTGGTTTGAAATCCATCGTGTTTGTTGGTGCAATACTGCCAATTGTGTGGAGGTCTTCTTCTGGCGGCTCAGGTGTGGTGATTGACCTTGTCACTCCAGGCCTGTATATGCCCATTTCAAGGTCGTCCAAGTTACCGGGTGCACCTGGTAACGCTTTGTTGGATGGTGCACCTGGCATGTTCATGCCTTGTTTAGGCATCTTGCTCATAATACTCTTCATCATGGCTTGTGGATCCAGTTGGCCGTCGGCACCCATTCCAGGCATATTCATACCTTTCATCATGCTGCCAAGTTTGCCTTGAATACTTTTTTGCATAGCTTCTGGACTAGATCCATCAAATCCCATGCCGGTAACCATGTTTCTAAACTTGGCCATTGCATCTGCATAGTTAGCTGGTTTACCATCTATTGTGCCAGTTTGATTATTGCTTGCTGTTTGGCCTGCTTGCGGTGCAGTTGGAGTTGTAACACCAGGCATGTCAAAATTATCATCTTCTGAATCTGTTTCGTCAGGCATGTCAAAATCCCCATCTTCAGGCCCTTCGTTTGTACCGTGAGGTTGAGGAATTCCAGCCATTTGTTTCATGCGATTTAATCCGCCTGCATCACTGCTGGGATCCATCTTTTCAATCATGGCCAATACTCGACCAACATCTTCCTTAGTAGCATGTTTGTATTCGCCGTTTTTAAAGTTAGAAACAACATGCTGTTTGGTCCAAGTACCACCTTTGGTAAAGTTACCTTCTGTAATTGTGGCATCTCTATTCCAAAAACCAGAAATGCTTTTTAAAATTTCTTGTACGCCATCACCGCCACTACGCGACTTCATGCCAATGCTTGTTGGATCGATACCACATTCTTGTAACGCACTCATTAGGCTCATTTTTCTAGAACCAAAATCTAATTGTGTGTCGGGGCCAGCACCGCATTCAACTGCTTTGATCAGCTTGGCTTTTAACTTGCTCATGCCCATGCTTTCTGCTACCGGCGGTGCTGCTGGAGCGGCTGGTGCAGTAGGTTCTGTAGGTACAGCTGGTTCTGCAGGAGGTGCTTCTGGTGCTGGCATATCTTGTCCGCCAACTGGCATGTCACTGCCTTCTGGACTACTAAATTGTAATTGTCCTGATTGAATTAAATCTGCAAGGTCTTTATTGTGTTCAGACATTTGATTTAAAATTACTTCTATACCTGAACGCATATCTAAATTGTTGGTACCACTTAACTGATCTAACATAGAAGCAAACTCTGGATCAGGAATTAATTCTTTAACTTTGTTAAGATTCATTCCATCTGGGCCACCTTTGAGTTCAGTCTTAAAAATATTATTTAATTCAGCAACTGCACCAGGACGTTGTTGCGGATCAAAAATTCCTCTAAGTGCGGCAGCGCCGTCTTCAGGAAGGATACCATTCATGAAATTTTCAAATGCTTGTTCAGGATCAAAGCCTTCCTTCTTAGGAATGCCTTTTTGTGCCAATGCCTTGGCAGCATCTCTTCCAGTACGGTTAGGATTGTTTGGTTTCTTAAACGGCGACTTTTCTTTCTTGCCGCCTTCACGTGACTTGGCTTCGTCGTCAGTTTCCCAAGGTAAAGTTTCTTCGTCCAACAAATCGTCAGCAGTTAATTCACGGATTGGCAATTCGCTTTCGTCGACTAGTTTAAAGATATATGGAAATACGCCTTTTAATTCTTCGTTGAATGTGCGGATAGTCAAACGATCAATCCAGTCATCCATAACTGCTTCTGGAATCATTTGTTCTTCATGTTCAACAAACGACTCTGCAAATTGTTGATAGTAAGTAGGACGTTGTAAAGAATGAATTTCTTTCTTTATACTGTCAATGCGTTCCATTACCTTGCTGGTAATGTCGCCCATTGCTTCACTCAGTTGTTCTTGACGTCCAACGTAGTTCTTAAACTTACGCAGACTTGCTAATTCTTCGCTTAGGCTGGTAATGTGTTGACCAATTCCGTCATACGGATGACCACCAGCTTTAATGTGCTCTGCTAATGCACGGGCACCATTTAAATGCTTTACGGGATAACGAAAGCGTTCTCCCATTGCATTTTCAATGTAAATATTTTCAATGTGCATTGTGCGGCCTGCGGCGAGTTCAGGATTAATTTGTTGACTGTGTTTAATAATTAATCGTGCTTCTCCGAGATCCTGGTAGCTCATCTTCGAAGTACCAAACAACTTGTTTTCCATAATCATATCATCCTTAACTTTGGAGCGAAACGCATAGTCTCTTTTATCTAAATTACTTTTGCCCATTCTTTTAACATCATAATTCAATAGCCTATCTTTGGCAAATTGCCTAAAACTGCGAATAAATTTAAATGCACCAGGGTGTTTCTTTGAAACAATATCGCCACTGACTTCTAACACTACGCCCTCATCGGTGTCTAGTGTGATGGAAATCGTGCCAATTTCGTCACCATCTTCTTTATATTCAAACTCAAAAAATCGAGCTTTGGGTATATCTTGTTTTTTACTCAATACGTTAGCTTCTTCGTCACCGATACGAATATCAGGAAAGCGTGTCTGTATTTTTCCGTAAAGGTCTTTGGCAATTGTGTCTAAATTAGCGTCCATATGATATTTATCAAACGTTAGAGGAAATGAATATGGGTAGTGGTGCGTCCCAATCTTCGGCGAAATCGCTGTTAACACTCATTGTTTCAAATACCAAAGGATCCCATTCTGCTAAAATAACACTCATACGTATTACAAGTAATAATGCACTTACCAAGTCATCATGTTGCCCAGTTTTAGCTTTGAAACTTGTGCCAGCCGCAATAAATGCCTTGAGTTCTGTGATCAAGGGTCTGCTGTTTAGCTTCATTTTATTTTCTTCAATTAGGTATTTCAAGCGGGCACACGCTGATATTTTACTGCCAAATGTGGTGTTGAATCCTTTACGGAATTTACGTATATGCCCTTTCTTAACTGGCTCGCTGACAAATAATCCTGGGAATGTTTCCTCTCCAAGATCCTTGATAACAACCAATGCGGCTTCACCTACTGTGTTATTTTCGCATGACCAGTAAATGCTGTTGGTGTATTCTTGGCCAATTTCGTCTTGAATATATCTCACTATGTCTCTAAATATTCTAATTTGATCTTGAATAATTGTTAGATTGTGTTGCCATTCACCACATTGCGTCATACTGGGCAATTCGAATATTTGTATGGCTGCAAAATCTCCGCCTGTTCCTAAACTGGGATCCAGTGCAACAACATACAAGTTTCCGGGCGTTGGCTTTTTAAACCATCGTACTTGCCCCATCTTAGTAATAGGCTCTTTGCCAGTGAGTTCGCTAAGTTTAATACTGTTGATAAGCGTTTCGTCATACACTAGAAATTCACATCCGTATTCACGACGAAACCGTTCTTCTCCAATACGACCCATCTCAACTTGCTTCCATGCATCATCACGATCCGGATGTTCATTCCATTCAGCACGGAATCCATGAAAGCCGTTGATGCCAAGGCCGTCTGGTTTTTCGTTGCCGAACTCGTCAAATGTGTTTTTGCTTTCTTTCCAAATTAGTGCAAATTCATCTTCGTCACTGTTGGGTGTACTAGTAATAATTGCACGGCCACCAGTTGCTAGTGTCGGGGAAATTGAAGTCCAAAACTCTGTGGCGATGTTAGGTTGCACAAATGCAAACTCATCGCAATACAATAAGGATATTGACATACCGCGACCAGTATTACCGGTAGTAGTTGCTGAAACAATTCTTGATCCATTTTCAAACTCAATAGAGCCCTTGTTATAGTTTACTACACCTGCACGAATATGGTCAGGGCATAGTTCGTATCCGTAACGGATACGTTGCATAATTTCCTGTGAGCCGGTGTATTTGTGTGCGGCAACTAGAATAGTTTGATCCGGGTGGAACATAGCAAACCATAACAAGTATGCACTTGCACATGTTGTCTTGCCGCTTTGGCGTGGCAGCATGTTTATGTTAAAACGATAATCGTGATAACTTTGTAATAGTCGTTCTTGGTATTCAAATGGTTCAAACAACAACTTGCCTTTGACAGGATGTTGTATATAGAAAAACTTTTTACTGAAATGCAAATAGCCATTTACCGGATCGGAACAATCCAACAGCTCTTTGATATCAGCTTCTGTGAACTTTTCTTTTGTGTGGGCTTTCTTGGTGATTACACCATCTAAACTTTTTGACATAACTTTATTTACATAAAAAAAGCACCGCGAAGGTGCTTTTTTGGTATCTTGAACAAATGTTTATCTTTCCATACGATCGTTGTAATCGTTACGCATACGTTCTTTTTTATCTTTTAATGCTTGTAAACGTTTCTTAGCTGACTCATCTCCGTCAGCTGCTTTTTTCTTCAAGCTGTCTTCTTGTGATTTTTCTAGGTCGCGACGATGTTCAGCATCTACTGAATTTGGGTTATATGCTTCGTCATATTTGTTGTACTTTTTGCGGATAGCATCCATTTCTTCTTCGCCGGCTTCTTTAATTTCTTGATATAAACTTGACAACTGACTAACAAGTTCTTCGCTTACTTGAGTGTAAGGATTGCCGCCGCCATGGGCTTTGGGTACTTCGTGATCACCGCGTCCTGAGTTTGATCCAAGGTCAGTGACTGCGGATGGTGGAAAAATTTTCTTACCGCTGGCACCTGCCATGGAGTTTGCAAATGCTTCCATCTCTGGTTCCATCTCTCCGCCAAACACTACATCAATTGCATCATGGTCTGCATGTGGCTCGCCAACATTTTCAATACCTTTTAGAATATTCATCAAATCACGGATGCCGCCATCACCTGAACCATTCATGCTAACATTCATGGTAACTGAGTTGCTTTGAGCAGGATGGCCGTGGCCCATGCTTGTAGGAAGTGCCATCATGTCGCCACATTCTTCTACATCAGCTGCCGGCTGTGGTATTGGCATTACCGTATCGCCGCCGTCACCGCCGTCCGAGTGAATGTCACGTTCGTCGATAGCTTTAATCTTTTTATAAATGTCTGAGAAGTTCATATTATTTTCCTTTCCTCGGGTCTGGATTTGTTACTTTACCAAAGACCCCGGTAGTCGATGATAGCTTTTCTGATTTTGTAGATTTTTCGCTTGGAGCTTTTTTTGCCAACAATTTTTCGTTAACACCTTTGTACTGTGTAAGCTCAGCTTTGTTTTTGTTTAACTCTTTTAACAAACTCATAACATGCTTCTCACCAACTTTATCCTGGCCAGTACTTTTGTCGTATTCTTTTTCAATCAATGCTTCTCCACTTAGTTCGTCATTGGCATGATTAAGTTCTTCTTCTTCTTGTTCTTTTAAATTACGTACTTTAATGCAACCTGCTGGAACACCACAATGTTCTGCAACTAAGTTTTGTACTTCTAAACTGGTGGCAGGATAGCTTGTGCATACGTCAAACATAGTGATACCTACATTTGCTAATCCTGGAAAATCTGTTTGAGTTTCTTGAATAGGAGTGCTTTTTCCACTGCTACAACTTTCAACTTGGAACTTGGATAAGGCCCGTTTAATCAGCATAGAACAGTCTTTAGGACAGTCTCCTGCAATTTTAACTTTAAATTCGTAGACTTGTTTATTCTCTACTAAGTATTCTTTGAATGATTTCATGTTAGATTCCTGATAGTGTATTTATTTCATATTGCGTAGTTTTTCTAATAAACTATTGCGATCAGTGATAATAACACCATCGCCTTGTATACTAATGCCAGAATCTTCTTGAATTGAATCGTTATCTAATTTCTGTTTCTTAAGCTGAAGATCAATCATCTTTAATTTCTTATCTATTTTGGCAGCTTTGGCATCAATAGCATTTTTTAACATTCCGCCAGCAACTTCAAAAATACGTCCACTATAACGTGCTTCCACATTCATACCCAAATCCATGAGATCGTCAAATGCGTCTGTAGCACGGGTTGCAAGTGCGTCAAATTCTGCATCGCTTTCAGCAAGGCCTTTTACAGCAGGTAATGCAGCCGAAATCTTGTCAAACTCTGACATGTCACGGAGGAACGGCTGAGCCATTTCTGCCTTGGCAGCAGCTTTTTCTTCGTCCTTGACAACTTTCTTGCTTTCAGGTAGGTTTAAAATTTCTTCAAGTTTCTTCATAATAATACTTATGCGTTTCCTTGGTGGAACAAATCGTTTTCGTTAAGGATGCGGAACTTTATGCCCTGTTGCCTGCACCATACACTGGCAGCGGCCCACTTGGCTTGATTCTTAACGTACTGTGCTTGATTATATTTGTTCTTGCCGACACGTTCTAATATAGTCTGACTTGCGGGTTTAACTTCAATTAATTCCACTATGATTTTGTTATTTTTATCCACATATTGGATGAAAAAATCAGGAACATATATTGTGTTGCGACCAGTCAGTGGATCTCGGTAAGGTATGTTGATAGCTTCGCTGGCCCATTTTTGAACACTTTTATTGGTGTCGCAAAATCGCATAAAACTCCATTCCCAACTGCTACGATATGTAGGAATCTTAGTGCCCACATACTTTTCAGGTTGTGTCATGGTAAACTTACCGCGGGCAAATTTACTGGCCATATTACACTAAGATATTGCGGCTTTCGTAGCTATCTGCAAGTGGTGCAATTCGATATCCAAGCAAGCTAATTTTTTCTCTGTAAGAGTTTAGTATCTGTGCTATAATCTGACTTAATTTTACATCAGTTAATGACGTCAATGTATCTAACAGTTCAAAAGAATTTACGTTATCTAGTCTTGCTTGATTAAGTAACACAATTGCAATGCTTCTTGCACCTTCTGTGTCAAATCCTCGTTTTAAGAAAAATCCAACGCTTGCATCTATTTCGTTGGCTGGAAAACTAACTGCATTAACAAAAAACTTATCAAAGAACTGTTTAGTATCAAGTGTTGAATTTGTATTAACGGTTGGTAAATTACTGGCCATTATGGTTCTATACCTAAATTAATTTTTTTAGCAACTGTGGTGTTGCTGTTCGCTACGTTAAGCGATTGCGGAAATGTAGTATTTTGAATTCCGCCAACAGTTTGTATAGTGTTTGTTGACAACAGCCCAGATACACCGGATGCAGGCCTAGTTTGTGTATTTTGATATGAATTAATACTAGTCACAGTATTATTTAATGACTCTACTGCATTGTTAGTAACATTTTGTTGAGATACAAAACTTGGGCTTGCATTGTCAACTTGTGGCAATCCTTGCAACGGGCTTGGAGTTAAGTCATAATGTTCTAAGCCCCATCCTTCAACGTTCTCCGAACTCACAGTTCCCATTTCATAACTGACTGCTTCGTATCCCAAAGCCATAGAAAATTCATGTAAATCTTTGGATGCATATCCTACTTCTTTATGGTCGAATTCTTTAATAATAGGATTATGTAATTTATAACTAACATACTCGTGTCTGGCCATCTGATATATTTTAATATAATTAAAAAACGGTGCAGTACTACCGTTATCTAACCCGTATGCAGTTTTAATAAAATCACTGTTTCTAGTGGCGTTTCTGTTGTAAGAACCTGATGCTTTGGCACTTAATGAATCAGCATAATAATAACTGTAGTAGTTTTGCCACAACTGATTAATCAGGCTCATGTTGTCATCGTGAAATGTAATTCTGGCATCTTCAAATTTGTGTTGAAATTGTATTATTTTTTTTCTATTGTACTGATTAACTTGGTCAGTGCTTATTGTAAACTTGGGCAAGTTGATCTTTTTAACCAACACACTAATCTCATTTCTATGACGTTGGGACAGGTCTATTGTTTTCAATGCCGCCGGATTGATATTAAATGCCACGTGAAATTGAAAATCAAACTTGGGTGCAAGTCTGAACTGATCCGATACAAATGTTCTACTTGCGTGTTGAAAATCACGCAATAATACATGCGAATTTGCTGTCAAAAATTTAGTTGGAGTGAATGCCATAACAGTATTTATTTAAAATATAAACTACGTAGTTAATGATCAGTCGTTTAAAAACCCACCGAAGTGGGTTTTTATATATCTTAGTAAAGTCCGCCGCCAGTAACAGCAGTACCACGCTTTTGTTGGAATCCAGAAGTGCCAAATCCTGCGCCAGCGCCAATTTGTTGTGCGTTATCATATTGAATTGACAAGTCGATTAACATGATATCTGCACTGCCTGTGTAGCTAAGTGCTTGGTAGTTGGTTGATTCTAAGTAGCAACCATACAATTCCCAAGTTTCGAGTACTGTGATTGCTTCAGCACCATTGCCGCCGTCAAGCATTTCGATACGTGTGATAAACTTGTAATCGCCTGCAGATGTAGCACTTGCCTGCTCAAAGAAGTCAAACTGTTTTTGATTCTGTTCGCCAACAAGTTTGGTAACTGCGTTGGTGATATCATCACGTAGTTTGATCGCAACAGGTGTAAAAGTTGGCTTACCAGCATAATGAATCTTGCTGTTGTAAACTTCGATGGTCTTGTCTTCAAACTTAACGCTTGGGCGTGCCGCATCAGCGACTTGTTTTGTTAATTCAACAGTACTACCTGATACACCAAAGTTTTCAAATGAAACACGGAATCTGTATTTCATTTTTGGCATTAGTAGACCCTGTGTAGCAGAGCTTTGATTGCTTGCTAACGGTACTGTAAATCTTGATAATGATGCAATTGACATTTATGTTCTCCTAATTATTATAGACCTGCTATCTCGCCAGTGTTCTTCAAGCGTAGTGGAATGTAAATAAATTCAACTGCTTTCACTGGTTCAATTGCAACATCAAGGTATAGTTCGCTGCGATCGATTCTTGCAGGCGTATTATTTGAAGTATCGCACACTACCAAGTAGTCGTACAATGCACGTTGTCCTACTAATTCAAGCAATAGACTTTCTGCGGCTTGTTTAATTTCATTACGTGTGATAGTGTCGTTTGGTTCAAACACATATGGTTTTGCCAACTGGGCAAACTGTCTACGTAGATAAATCACCAAACGTGCCACGTTAATGCGATCCAATGAGCTCGCAGTTAATTGTCGTGTATATTGTCCAAAGTTAACTAGACCAGTGCCTGTGATGAATGTGATTGGGTTCACATGAATGCTTGCTAGCGTATCACGTTGTCCGTTGTTCAATGCAGTTGCATTAAATTCACCAGTTAGCGGATCAACATAACCCACTGAGCTAACATTAGTAATACCGCCACGGCGTGTTCCTGCTGGAGCAAACCATGGATAAGAGACATTATCGCTTAGAGCAATTGTACGCAACATCATGTGGCTTGGAGGAACAACAATGTTGTTGCCTAACAAGTCTGTGGTATAACCCCATGGATAGAACACACCAAGATAAGCATCTGTTGCAATTAATCCGTCATCGCCGTTAACTGTTGCGTTTGCTGTGTTGTTACCCCAGTTGCTTAGTGTAGTAGCATCTGGTGTTAAACGTGCTGGTGTATCGCCAACCACGAATGCAGTTTGTCCACGGTCGTAGTTTAAGCCAACCAATGCTGTAATTGCTTCAGTATAACCTGGGCAAGCCATCAAGTTGAAAATAAGTGATTCTTCATCACGCATGTTTGTGTTGCCGTTGATTTCTGCATTGATTGCAGCAAGTACAACTTGACGTACAGCCTTGCGTCCAAATGATCCAGCACCATTAACTTGGTTGGCAGCATAGCTAACCCAGCGAGCTGGATAGTAGTCTGTCATCACTTCATCACCAAATCGGATGTTACGTGCAAGAACATCAACATAAGTTTCTTGATAACGTTTAACGTTAAATCCACTACGACGCAAATTCCATAACAATGTTCCTGATGGATACAATGCAGGATCTGGACAGTCAAAATCTACAAAATCGCTGCCTAACAAGTCAACTATAGGACTAGCGTCAGGACCTTCACCAGTTGTGTTCCAACGTGCGTCTGCAAATAAAACACCATTTTGTGTTGTTTGATCTGCGTTATCAAGTAGTACCCATTTCTTAGTGGTAAAGTTAAATTTATAGATTAATGGGAAGTTTTCTAAATCAGCAGTACTGATCCACAAATCTCCGTTTACCAGTGCAGTTCCATCAGACTGTAATGTTGGTCTAGTTGCACTAACAATCGGACCTGTTGGATTACTGCCTGCAATACTGCTATAACCCTTCCAAATTGTACCGTTATGCACCATGATATCAACTTCGTCAATCATGGTGTTGTACCACAATGTACCGTCTGTTGGTGTTGATGTAGGTGCAGTGTCACTTGATGTAATATCAAAAGACTCTGTCCACAAACTTGCAACACCATCTGCAACACCTGTTGGATCTAGGTAGAAATTAGTAGTTGTACCAGCTGCAAATAGTTGATTTATCGGAGCACCAGTTCCGTCGGTGAATTTAATGTCGCCGCCGTCTGTGTGACTAATAACAATTTGATTAGTAGTAGTTCTTGTGGCAGTTACTGGAAGACCAGTTAGTTGAGAATGTAACTGATCCAACAATGAATTTACGTTTTGCACAGGATCAGTTCCTGCTGTAAATGTAACAGTGACATTGGTGTAGGTATTTGATCCTGCACGGCTTACGTCCAATTGGAATGTATTAGTGCCAGCAGTGAAATTACGGGCAGTTGTGATTGCAATCGAAGTTACTATAGTTGGACCAACTCCTGAACGTGCATAAATTTTAAAATCTGCTTCGTTGGTTGTTTCGGCATCATTTGTTTTTACATAAACAGTACCGATTGCTAGGCCTAGTCCACCTGTTAATGGATCTAATCCGTTAAGGGCCTGGGCTGCTGTTGGGTATAACGAAACTGCTTGCTCTACAAAGGCACCAGTAGTTGCACTGTATTTTTTAATAATATAGTCTGCACCTTGATTAGGTTTAGTTGTCTTAACCCAGATTGAACCAGTTGGAGCATTGTCTGCATCGAATGTTGGAACTGAAGTGTGTTTGCTGATTTGTAATACAGGAGCGATATAAGTAGTTGAAGATAATCCAACTTTTGCTACAGTAGTGCCACTGATCACAATGTCAACACCACTAGAATAAAGATTTAAAAATCCGCTAATTGCGGCTGCTTTAACACCACCTGCAGAAATGTTTGCAGCATTGATGGCAGCAGCCAATGCAGTCACTGACTCAACACCAGTTACAGTAACACTGTTAATAACAATTTCGTCGCCCACTAGCAGAGTGGGACTAACTATGTTTCCAGTGGCAGCAGGCCAACTTGCTTTCCAAGCACCTGTTCCAACTTTAACCCATGTTCCTGCGGCTGTGTTTGTTAAAACTTTTTTGTAGTACAATCTATTAAGACTTGTAGTTGCTACCAGTGCATACTCGCCGTTGGCACCAACTGAAGTTGCAGGATCTCCGTCTGCAACTGCTCCGACTAGTTGATTAACATCAGTGATGATTGTTGGGTAACGAACATTGTCCGTGCCAAATGTGCCAGTGTCTGCGTTATATTGGTTGACGCCAAATTTGGTGTCCGCAGTAGCAAACCAGTATGTTCCGTCAGCTGGTGCACCAGTAGGTGCTTCTGCTTTGCCTGTCAGTTGGTCAAGATCTAAATCTGCACGTACCACATACGCACGATTGCTCACCCCTAAGAAGCTGTATGCAGCCTCTAAACCATACTCATTCTGTTCACCAGCATGGATAGGATTGTTGTTTGAGTCAGTGTAAAATTTGGGTATACCAAATGTATCTGAAAGATCTTTCTGGCTAGTAAGCAAATATATTTTGCCTGCGTTTGCTGCCAGTGTTCCAGGTGCGGTACCAGTACCTGCACCATTTTGTTTATTTTCTGCGGAAGCAACGACAATTAACGGTACAGTGCCGGGGGCAGCTGGAGTGTAGAAACTCTCGTCTATTACTGTTACGCTTACGCCTGGTGAACTTAATTGAGCCATATGTTTTATCTCCATGAATACATGTTCTAATGTATTTATAGGTTTTTTGGTTTTTCTAGCTGATATAGCGTAATGAAATTGACAAAAAAGGCTTGAAAAGGTATAAATATTTTCACAAAGGTCTTAAAAGGTATGCATCCAGATTTAATAAAAAACAAATATACAAAATGGTACGCTTTGATTATTGCTAATTGTAAAATGCGTGTTAAGCCAACTGTTTATACAGAGTCTCATCATATTCTTCCTAGGAGTTTAGGAGGTGCTGATGTTCCTGAAAATTTAGTAATCTTAACTGCAAGGGAGCATTTTGTAGCACACTTGCTATTAGCTAAAATGTACAGAGGCGATAGTGGAATTAAGATGGCACAGGCTATTAATGCTATGTCTATGCAGGATCGTGACGGAAAACGTACTCGATTAAATTCAAAAAAATATGCTCTTGCAAAGTCAATAATTAGTAAAATATATCGACAAGCTGGCAAAGAATATAAAAAAGAAAAAACAATACAGGATGAAATCTTATCTGCACATACTGATCTAACAAAAGTATTTGATAGGGGATCTTGTAAGATATGCGGAATTCGACCAAAAACTATTAATTATATCAAAGAAGGCAAGACCTTTTATAGATCAACTTGTACTATTTGTAGTAAAGGAGATACACGAGAACGGGTTCCAGATTGGATGCGGGATGGCTATAAAAAATTAACAAATTGCGAAATATGTAATTTTAAATCAAAATTTACAGAACAATTACTTGTAAATAAAGAAAATAAAAAATACAAAACAATCTGTTTAAACTGTCAAGTGGCTATTAAATTGACTCCGCCGAAGTTAATTCCCGATTTATAAGAGGGTATACTTGGGCGTACAAGTCATCAATGTGTCCATTGTTGTCTAATACAGCATCAAACTCAGTACCAACCCATGCAGTTTCACTGGCATGAATTCCTAATTCTTCTATTTTAGACTTGCTCAATGCCCAGGTCATGTTGCCTCGGTCACCTTTATTCATGCTGATTGCCGCGTCGTACCATTCAGGTTCAGTGCCTCGGAGAACACGTACAACAATGCCGCCAGCATCTTTAATTGACTTAATTTCGTTAGGAAAGCGGCAATCACTGATAACAACATCGTCTGTACTATTACGTAGCTTGTTTTCTAAACTGGCAATCCAAATATCATCGTGAAATGCTCGACGACATACTTCAGTACCCCAGTATTGTAACACCCAACGTGGTGTGAGATTGGGTATATTCAAGCGTTCTGACCACCAAGGATCTACCTGTTCACGCCATTCACGGGCTTGTTTAGTGCGTCCTTCTAACATAGTACGGTCCCAGCCGAACACTTGTGCCACTGCATCTTTAAGACTATTGGCAAATGATTCTCGACGAAATCCGTGAAAGTTAGTAAGGTAGTCGGCAATAGTATCTTTGCCAGAACCAATAAAACCGCAAACGCCTATAATCATAGAGCCCCCTAATAATAGCTCTATTATATAACAGTTTTATTACAAAGTCAATTTATTTGTTAGCCAATAACAAATGCATAGCCTGTACCACCTGCTATGTAAGTTTCCATTTCTTTGTCAAGATCTTTAAGTTCCGCTGTTCCAGCAGTTAATAATGCTGTACCGTTTAGTGTGATGGCACTACCTGGCCCTGCAATAGAACCAAACTTACTGCGGGCTTCTCCCAGCATGATTTTACAACTTGCCAGTGTATAGTCTTTGAGCCATTGTTTGGCATAGATATCCTGTAGCAATACCCAGTCTGGACGATAGTTCTGACTCTTAATTAAAATTTGTTCGCCTTGTGCAAACGGGCGTTGTAAAATGTTTAGAATATGACTTGTGGGCTTCCAACTAAATTCAATGAACGATCCAAACATTTTACCCACTAGCTTTTGATAGCCAGCAAATAGTTCATATGTTGCAAGGCCGCCCATCATACTACCCGACATCAAATAGGTATTTGTATAGGCCAAGTTGAATGGTTCAAACAATGTACCACCTGCACCCATACCACTTCTACTGCCAATTGCTCTGCGAAATACACTTTGCACATTGATAATTTCGTCGGGCAAGCGATATTCGTTTTGATCCTGTATTAATTCAAGGAAGCTATAACTTTCCTCCACTGCGTTTGGACTGCGTTGTCGAAAGCGATTTAACGCACGATCAAGTCCAGTTTCATAGTGAATAGGGTCAAGCTCTACTTCAATCATGCCATCGCCAAGCATGGCACGAACATAGTCAAACACTTTGTTTCGTTCCAATAATGAATTAGATTCTGTTGTTGCTGGTAGATCGTCCATATAAGTTCTCCATGTATATTTAGCTGGCGATAAATATCATATGCCAAGACTATCACTGTATAAACCCGAACGTGGGCAAGATTATAAATTCATGGATCGCCAGATTTCTGAGATGTTTCAGGTTGGCGGTACAGATGTATACTTGCACAAGTATATGGGTCCAAAATTAAACCCAAACGGTACCGCAGATCAACCTGTAATTGATTCATACAATGTGGCAAACATACAGGATTTACTGTTTTTAGAAAACCGTGATAGGAAATACGAAGAAGAAATATACCGTATTCGTGGCATTTATAATGTGCAAAATATCGACTTTAATCTAAGTCAGTTTGGCCTGTTCATTGATAACGATACAATTTACATGACTGTGCATATCAACGATTTTATCAAGTATATCGATCGTAAACCTATCAGTGGCGATGTGATAGAACTACCGCATTTGAAGGATCAATTTGCACTGAATGATTACGATATTGCCTTGCCACGATATTATGTAATTGAGGATGTGGGCCGTGCCAGTGAAGGATTTAGCCCAACTTGGTATCCGCATTTGTACAGATTAAAACTTAAGAAAATAACAGATAGCCAGCAGTTTGCTGACATTCTCAACAAACCTGCTACAGATGCTAACGGTGATCCAAGTGGTATGACATTGCGTGATTTGCTCAGTACACACAACAAAGAACTGGAAATCAACGATCAAGTTGTTGCACAAGCAGAAGCAGATGCACCCAAGAGTGGATACGAAACAAGACAGTTTTATACACTTGCAGTTGATTCTACGGGCAAACCAACATTAACAACCGCGGATGAAACTGATATATCAGCGGCATCTTCAGTAAGAGCAAGTCAAGTGAATGGTGTTCCGGAGCGTACTGGATATACAGGTTATTTGGTAGGCGACGGTTTTCCAGTTAACGGATACGAGTTTGGATTTGGAATACAGTTCCCTATGGCACCAGCACAAAATGATTTCTTTTTGCGTACTGATTTTTTACCCAATAGACTGTTTAGATTTGATAGTACTAGATGGATCAAAGTTGAAGATGCAGTACGTATGAATATGACTAATAACGACACAAGACGTACTTTTAAGACTAACTTTATTAACAATACTAATCACATGTATACTGATATTGTTGCTACTGATTATGTAAGATTAGAAATTGGAGATACGGTTGTACTTACTAACATTGCGTCCACTGTCACAGCACCGTATGTTGTGTTAAAACTTGATACAAACAAATTAGAATATGCACTTGCAGATCATCCAGAGTTAATTTCTATTGCAGGTAGTTTTATACAAATAGCATTGCCAGTTATTAATCTAACACAAGAAACAATTCCTTACGATGGAGCGTGGACTGTAACGCTATACAATGTACGCGAAGAAGAGAGGCAAAGTCTCTCTAAGGCACTTAAACCCAAGGCAGATCTATAATGCAACATTTTTACGATGGTCAAATACGTAGATATCTAACACAAACAATTCGGGTGTTCAGTAATTTTGTAGTCAAATACAGCGACGGTACACTAGTACGTATTCCGGTTATGTATGGTGATGCTGACAGACAAGTTGCCAGTATCATAAGGCAAAATAGTGAAAACAAAGTTAATAGTGTTCCTAGAATTTCTGTGTATATCGGCGAATTAAGTTTGGATCGTAATAGACTTAGCGATTCAAGTTTTGTAGGAAAAGTACACTTTAGAGAACGTGGAATCCAAGTTGACACAGCAACTGGGAATGACACGTATAATCAAAGCCAGGGCCGTAATTATACTGTTGAACGTGTGATGCCAACTCCATTCAAACTGACAATGAAAGTAGATATATGGGCCGCCAATACTGACCAGAAATTACAAATCATGGAACAGCTATTGGTGTTGTTTAATCCTAGTTTGGAACTACAAACAACTGACAATTACATTGATTGGACCAGTTTAACCACCTTAGAATTAACTGATGTAAAATGGGGCAGTAGAACTGTTCCAGTAGGAACTGATACTCCTATTGACATAGCTACACTAACAGTAGTAACTCCAATTTGGATTAGTCCGCCTGCTAAAGTCAAACACCTTGGCGTTATTACCAAAATTATCACAAGTTTTTATCAAGATTCAAACACAAGCCCAAGTGGATACATAGATGGCCTAGGGCAAGATCTTGCTGGCCCAACAATAACATTATCAACAGAGCTGACAAGAATAACCGAAACTACCAGCGGTAACTTTGGAATTCAAGTATACGGTGGCGAAGTTAGATTAATGGCTTCGAGTGAAAATGCAATACCTAAAAACAATCTTTTAGAATTGCCGGTTAAACAAGGGCCAGCTATCAATTGGCTAGTGCTGTTTGAACAATTTCCTCAGCAGTATGTTGCTGGTTCCAGTAGATTGTTTTTAACGCAGCCCAACGGATCAAGTGTCATAGGTACTATATTGATCAACCCATTGGATAATACACTACTTAATGTGTCATGGGATACTGATACACTTACTACCAACACCGGCATAGATAGTAATGGATACTTGGATACTGATATTGGATACAATTTAGGCGGGTGTCACAGAGCCAGTAGTCCGGGCACGTTCGATGCCATCATGGACCCACTGGTTACTGGGCCCAGTGATGCAAAATTTGTTTCTCGATACGGTGCATTAGCAGCTGGTCGACGTTATTTAATAATAGAAGATATCGGCAGTGTGATCAATACAGACGGTGCCGATGCTTGGAAAAGCACTGCAAATGTTGATTTTGTGGCACATGCCAACGATATTATCGAATGGAGTGGCACAGCATGGCAAGTAATTTTTAACAGCATTCAAGAAGCAGACACCATGGTATGGCAGACGAATATATACACTGGAGTTCAGTACGCATGGAACGGAGTTTCCTGGGTCAAGAGCTTTGAAGGTGAATATAAGGCCGGCCAATGGATGATAGAACTATAACAGAAAAAATCATATGCAGTGGTGCATTGTTTTGTGCCAAATCAACTCAAAGATTTTTATTACTACAAAAAGCACACGGCAAACATGTAGGCACTTGGGGACTAGTGGGCGGTACTAATATATCTGGAGAATCTCCTTGGCAAGGTCTTCAGCGTGAAATTGAAGAAGAAATAGGAAAAGTTCCTTACATTAATAAAACGCTACCTTTAGAAAAATTCACCAGCAATGACAGTGTGTTTAACTTTCACACGTACTTCTGTGTTGTGGAAGAAGAATTTATTCCTATTCTAAGTGACGAACACAGTGCCTGGGGCTGGTTCAGCTTGGATCGGCTTCCTAAACCCGTACACCGAGGACTCGATTTAAGTCTGCGTAATCGAGTCATTCAAACCAAAATACAAACTGTGATAGATTTAATAGATAACTTATAAAACAAAAAAGCCGCATCAAGCGGCTTTTTTGTTGGGTACTGTTTGAATTAAGCCTGCGCTTCACTCCAACGCAACACCAAGTTACAAGGAATAGTTCCTGAACCTGAAGCACGATAGATATTAATAGCCAACACGTCTGGACCATTTGGATATGTGCCTCGACCACCCAATGTGGTATTTGTAAGTTCTTTCAACGGACTTAGATTCAGTGAATTGGTAGAACCTGGGGCAGCAATAAACGAGAAAATCTGCTCGCCTGGTTGTGCGTATGGGGGTTGTCCAAACTTGAATGTTACTGTGGTTGAACCAGCGGTAATTGTTGTAGTATCCGATGTCTGGTTAAACGTCACACGATAATACTGTGTTGCAAAATACGTGGACAAGGTCACTGATGAAACAAACGTACCACCTGGAAAAATACCGCCAACGTTGACTTCAGTACCTGTGGTAGCAGAAGTTGCTTCCCAGCTTGCTTTGGTGAAGAATATTAGTGAAGTTCTTGTAAGAGGATAGCTGATTGTCGATGTTAATGTTGTGGCACCAGCAGTTGAACCGCTTGGGTTTTTACTCAATGTTATGTAGTAGTATTGTGTACCACTGAAACTGCCCCAGAAGTTTATTGAGTTAATAACAGTACCAGATTGTATGTTTGATCCTGTAATAGGTTGCCCAGTTTGTAGCCCAGCTGCAATATATGTTGAGTAATTGGCTGCTGTTATAAACAAGTACGGATACCCGCTAAGAACGGAATTACTGTTACCAGGAATTAGTTCAATGCTAAGTGTTCCAGTTGGAAACGCCACTGACGTAATAGAACTTGTGGTCTGCGTTGCACCGCTGGCCCAAACAATACCACCGCCACTTGCTACTTGTGAGAAACTGGGCAATCCGCCAGCTCCTGCACCTTGTAATCCGTTCCATGCCACGTCAGAAACGTTGAGTGGATAATTTTGTGGATTCAGCACACCTTCAATAACAATACCACCCGTGTATGGAGTTGTGCCGGTGTAACCGTCGGACGTAATTTCAAGAGCTTGTAATAACAATTGAGCACGGTTAATCAGTTCTCTATCACCCAAGTCGCCAATAAGAGCATTGCTCACGCTGGGTGCCAGTCGAATCATGAAAGCTGTTTGTTTAGTTGTTGATACCAACAAGTTTGTGGCTTGATAGTTGAACAAATATCCACGGTCTTGGTCAAATCCACCGTCTTGAATATAAGCACTACCCCAGTGACTGATGTTTGGAGTTGCTGTGGCAGCAACTTGCAATACACCTTCATACTTGGCATGCGTTGCGGCAACACCTGCACTGTATGCTCTTGCAGAACCTGCAACAAAGTG